TATTAAATCATTATCCACATTCAAATTTTTATCAACATACTGATTACCATCTTTTGTAAAATTACTCCACCATAACATACCTTTTAATTTTTTATACAACCTAGCAGGCCTACCTTTAGGAGTAGCAATAGTTAGTTCTCCTTCAGGAACATTCTGTTTAGATGGATAATAATCTATCTCAGTGATAGCGTCCTGTTTAATATTAGTTACTCTTCTGTCTTGTCTAGCCATTACGATACTCTTTTATGTATTGGTCTATATTCTATAGTTATATCATTTATATCAAAAAAACTAGCGTCAGGAGCTGTAAGCTTTAATTGTAAACTTTGAACAGATAGCGTAGATGAAGGAGTTGCCGTGAGCACATCCCATTTATCAGAAGTATCAGCAAAGTTACCTGTTAATGCTCCGCCACCATCCCCTGAAAAATTTCCTTTACCATCAACAGCGTAATCAAATGGAGTGGCATCAGCGGCATCTGATTTATATGTTACAAATACTTTATATATTTTTTTAATAATAGCAGGATTACCAAAATCAATATCTTTTGTTGTAAAAGATATGTTTGATTTGTTTGATGTATCATCGCTATCCCATTTATAAAAATCAATATTACTACTATTTTCTCTAGATATAAGTAAATCTCCATTCCAATCATGTACAAAATTTGAATATACTATACTATCAGTAAATGCGTCTAACAATTTTACCCAAGATTTTATTTTAAAATCATATAAATAAGCATCTCCGCTAGAAGCTGTAGTTCCTGTACAATCTTTCATAATAATAAGTTGTTTTTTATGTCTTTCATATCCTATAATAGAAGCATGAGTTTCTGTTACACCAATAAAAGAAGACCACTCATCATCATCTATTTTATCATCTATTAAATTTACCACTCTTCTACCATTATACAAATAACATCCGCCATCATTTATCCACGCTATACCATACTGTGTCTTAGTAGCCGCTGATGGATGTCTAATACCATGAAACTTTAAATTTTCTTCTAAAAACCAGCCAGAGTCAGAAGATGAAGCAACATTAATTATTTGTACTGAATTTTCTTTAAATGCTAACAATCTATCTGCATACTCTTGTATACCAATATAAGATTCAGAATCTCCTAATACAGCATCTATATAATTATCAGAAGGAAATGTATCATATCTACCTATTTCTGAATAATATATTCTATCTCCATATGTTGTATGTAAGCCTGTGCTAACATCAATTCTTCTTACGCCCGCTAAGAAAGCCCTTCTATTAGCAACAACAGCATTCTTCCATTGTTCGCCCTCATCTCCTAAAGAATTAGATTCAACATCGTGAGCATATCCATTTAAAGATTCATAGGTATCTATATTTTGAGACAAAGATGTAATTGTTCCAGTATCTATATCTGTTGCTGCTGAAGAACCATTTGTCCAAGCTATATAATCTCCATCTAACGTAGCTCTTCCCCCTCTCCTCATATCAATATCACATAATAAAAACCAAGGGTCATCTGAGCCATCTATTTTAGTATATATTCTTGCTCCGCTAATTCTAGGATTATATCCAGTGCCATCTGTATGAGCATGAACACTTATAGTAACACTATCTCCTTCAGCTACATCAAAATCATGCGTTGACGAAGGATACTCAAATAATAATGATTCTTGATTTCCATCATATATAAAAGTAGAAGCCACTTGATATGTCCCTGCTGTCCATAAACTATCTGTATTTACAGGTGTAGCTATTTCTAAATCAAATCCTACATTATCTACTGGATAAGTATCTCCAACAGCTCCATCTGTAGGCGGAGAAAGTTTATTATCTTTTTCAAACCAACCTAAAAATTTATCTTCAGCTGTACATCCTTCAAAATGCGTTCTTTTAATAAAGCCAAACCATTGAGTATTGTTTCCAAGAGCAAAATTAGCATCGCTTGCCCTTATAGCGTTATCAACAGAATAATAAACAGGTTGAGTTACTCCACTTAATTTTCCTCCTGTAGAATCAATAGTTATCTGGTCAGCTGTCCATGTATCTCTATTTTTAGAATATGTATCTATCTTTCCATTATCAGCGTCAGATAATAATAATAAATAATCTTCTTTTGGCAAACTCTTTACAGCAGCAGATGTGCCAACTTCAGCGGTTAAATCTTTTTGAACTATTAATTGACTATCACTATTTCTTGTTGACTTAACAGTATAATATCCATCATTATTACTTGTACCAGTAACAAGTATTTCACTACCATTAACAAATCCTGTTCCCCCACCTGATGCAGCAACAGCTAAACCTAATCTATGAAAAGTAGCTCCAGCAGCTCCAGAAGAATAACTAGCATCAGAAACTTCAGAAGTATATGTTGTAGTGCTTGGCACTGCTTTTACTGTATGAACGCCTTCATATTTATCGCTAACTGTACCATCAATAAATACAGAATCACCAACAGAAAGTCCATGAGCTGCTGTTGTAGTAACAGTTACATCTGGACTAGAATATGAAAAACCATCATTAAAAACAGACCTAGTTATATATCTAGCATTATTACTTGTTAAAGAACTACCACCACTTAATTTAACACTTGCAAAATCTACGTCAGATGCTCCTGATATTGATATAGGTTGTGTTTCATAGTCAGATTCTAATATAGCCATACCATAACCACCAGCAAGCGTAGCGGCTTGAGATTGTACAGTACTATGAGCAACCCATTTACCAACAGTGCGTATAGCTCCTTGTTTATCTACCATTATATTAGTAGCTGCTGACATTTCATTCATAGCTATATCTCTAGGGTCTTTAACTGTATTTAAGCCACCAGAAAAATCATTTAATGTAAATGTTTGCTTTGGCACTATGCTGACCTCACTAAGAAATCCTCAACAGTACCGCGCCCTGCCATACTATTATAATACTTTTTCCAATATTTAGCTTGTCCTTCAGAACTGGATGGTAAACGCTTAGGTATGCGTCTATAATGTAAGCGACACATAGCTATCTGAGCTGCAATGTTTGTCTCTAATATGAAATCCCAATCTTTTTCTACTGGGTCTATAAAATAAGACAATTTAACATTAGTAGCTTTAGCAACCTTTTGCATTAACTTTTTTCTATAAGCTAAATAGTTTTTACATATATCTACAGCCACCCAAGGTTCGCACTGAAATAAGCCTCTAGCAGGCCCTTTTATCTGGCGTAGGTATTGGTATCCACTTTCTACTTTTCCAGTCTTATAGACTAAATCTAGAGCCTCTGGAGAGTATAAATCCATACTCTCTAGGACTCTTTCAATTAAATCTTTTACTTGAGGTTCGTTTAACAAACTACTTCCCCTCAAAAAGACCATGCAACAAATCAGTAACAACGTCAACGACTTTTTCAAAAAATATTTGCTCCTTATCTTCCGATACAAACGGAATATCTATTTTAGCATTGATAGCTGAGGCAATTTTTTCTTCCATTTCTTTGGAATTTATTTGGCTCATCATATCATTTTTTACTTTGTCAGCTTGAGCTTCAGCAGCTGCTAGCAACATTGATTTTAAGTTCATTACTTACTCCTTATGTTTTTTATTTTTAGTATTAAATACCATATTGTTAATAATCCAATTATAATCTGCAACACATACGGTATTGTTTCAATTAAAAATATTCCTGTACCTACTAAATTTGCCGAAACTACTCTTATAGAATCTTGTCCTATCATTTGTTATCCAACTTTCCTTTTAACCAGTTAATTCCACTACCATTTTCTTCAATTTTAAACATAAGTTTTTCCGTTCTTCTTTCACCGCTATCTGTAATTCTATCAAAAGAATTATCTAAAACTTTTTCGTGTGAATTAATGCGGTCTATTAATTTCACTACAATTTTTCTATTTTGCTGTACTTCATCTTGTACTGTTTCTCTAACTTGTTTTATTTCAGTCTCAAGGTCTTCCATTTTATTATTAATAAGCGTGTCAACAAAACCCCTAAACCAATAAAGCATTCCAGAGAACAGAATTACAATAGTACCTATTGCGCCATATTCTGCATACATTTCTGTCATATACTGTTCCCATTTATATTGTTAATACTCCACACTCACATAGGCCATTGGAGTGCTATTTACTATTAGTTCTGGAGAAAAGTTTGCGCCTACTGCAATATATTCACCCCAAATCTTTTTACCACCCTCAATTGATATGGGTTGAACTCCAGAAAATACCACAGAATCACCTATCATTACATATGCGTGAAAGTAAGCATCATAACGACCTTCTTCCATTTGATATATATAATATGTAAATACAGGTCGCCAAGTGTTTACACCATCCTGTTCAGCTGTAGCCTGAAAATAAATTGGTATATTATTTTCTGCATCAACAACTCTTCTTTCTATTGTCATATATTTATCATCACAACCGTACAATAATAACAGCGCTATAAAAAAATGTTTCATATAGCCATTCGTCTTTCTTCTATTTCTTTATCTGTAATATTACTAGCTTCTTGTTCATATACTTCGCATATACTTCTTGCTATCCATTTTCTAGCAACTTTATTACTTAAATTTTCACTTTGAAACTTTTTTAAAATATTATGTATTTTCTTTTCATAATCATTATTATCTTTTAATAATGTAAAACTTGTTTTATATGTTACTACTTTTCCCATTACTTCTTTTTCTTTCGCCAGCTTAATGGATTAATATTAAATTCTTTTTCATAGAACTTAACTCTTTCTTCAAGCTTTGCAAATTCTTGCTCTTCATCTTGAATGTGTTTTGATAATAATTCTTCTATCTTTGTATTTGCTTCTAACATATTAGTCTCTAATGTAATAAAACGATTATAGAAATAAACACCCTCACCAATTAATCCGCTCATAAATATAAAGATTGCTATAAAACCCTCTTTCTTTATTGGTGCGTTTTCCCAGTTTATAAATGAATTTTTTCCCATTATCTTTTAATACTTTTTGCGCCAGTAAAATCATTTACTTCTATCTTATTTAACAGCTCTGCTTTTGTATCGCTAGCGCTGTAATTAATATTTCTAACATTAAAAAAATCTTGTATTTCTGATTTAGCATTGCTATCTGTAGGATAATCAGACTGTGATGTAGCTACATTGTTTACTAAATGATGTTTGCCAATCACTAATCTTCCATGATTATCGCTATGTTTTTTAGAGCATTCACTATCATAAAATTCTTCAGCAGTTTTAAAACTATTTGTTTTCTTTTCTACTTTTCCATCTATTTCAACAAAATAACTATAAGATGAAGGATAAGTCAGAACCTCCGTACTCCCATCTTTATACTTTTTAGTACGAGAGATACCCGGTGTGGTATTTCTATAAATGCGG